GCATAGGATTTCTTATTGAATTGTACTTTCGGAAGTTTGAGAACACTATCCTCAAGAGTACAATGTTTCAGTATTTCTTCCACATTCCATTTCTTACCTTCATCAGCCTGCTTCTTCTTTTCATCATCTGGAGCGTCTGGCGCTAACAGCGAAGATATTTTCGCAATAACCATATTACTCGCATCCATGAAAGTATTAACACAGGAAAGCGCTTCCATAAGAAATTCAGTATCAACATATCCGGCAGCGTCATAAACATCTATGCCTTCAGTCATATCCGACAATTCATTGAGCTGGGCTACACTACCACGTAACGTTTTTATTAAAGTCTCTTTGTTGTTCATCATAACTTTTTTGTAAATAAATTCTTGTTGTATCTACACTACCATGACCAAGAAGGTCTGCTAATTGAATTACATCTTTGGTTTTCTTCAGGAACATTTTAGCAAAGAAGTGCCGGAAGGCGTGAGCGTGCATTTTTTTCGAATCAATACCACAATGTTTACCCCATACTTTCAGATGCTGTGAAAGACCTCTTTGAGTCAACGGCCCGAATCTCCCAACAGCAAGAGTACCGGACTTGCCTGTCTCCTTTATATAGTCCTTCACTTCCCTCTGCAATTGCTTTTGGAAAAAGAAACGCCGATACTTGTTCCCTTTCCCTTTCAAAACAACTTCGCCGGCCGCTATATCCTCCCACGTGAATTGCTGAAACTCCGAGAGCCGAGCTCCTGTAGTACCCAATACCTTAATGAAGAAATAGTAATCCTTGTTGAGTTTTGTTTTCAGATACTCCAGTAACCTATTATATTCCTCTTCTGTCGGCACATTGTTTACATCCAACTTGCGTTTCATTCTAGGTCGTTTCAGTTCAATAGGTTTCTTCACCCATTTGGAGAACTTCTCAATGGCTGTAATACGTAATCGAATGGTAGCTGGAGAAAGTTTTTCCTCTTCAAGGCTTTTTATAAATCGTCTGCAATTATCCATATTTAGTTCATTGGCGTATTCAAAATATTTTCTCAACGAGGTATAATAGACATCAATTGTGTGAGAGGAATAATCATTGTTATCAGTCAACCATATTATAAAATCATTAAGCAGTTTCTTATTCTTCTCTGAAATAACCTCAAGTTTCTCCAAAGGCTTTACAGCCTTTTCCCGTCGGCCATATCCGATTTTAAGATAAGACAATAAATCACAAACAGCCTCACACATAAACGAATGGCGCACCATAGCATCAGCATTTTTATGTTTATATTTATAATAACCATGACGATTGATTTCTTCGGAATTTTCAAGAAAATCAGTCACATATTTGATGTATTTCCCGATGCTATCATAGCTCCTACCCGTCGTATACAGGTAGGATATGTAATCTACCAATATTTGTTTTCGTTTATCATCCATTTTTTTGATTTGAGAGTTAATACTTCATCCCGTGCATCTTTTCACGGAGTTCGTTATACTTCATTTTCTGCTCGATGTGCCAAAGCAGGTTTATATCTAAGTGCTTGGCAAGCCCGAAGATAGATAGTATCATATCATTCACGGCTGTAGGAAAATCAAATATTCCGTCATACCTAACAGGAAGTGTAGAGATGGAATAGATTGATTCGGTAAAAGTTTCGCCTTTACAGGCTTCTGCCATATCTTCAATACAGTCATCAATATCTCCATTGGCAAGTTCAAGGTTTATTCCTCGAAGTCCTGCAAGATCAAGCAAGCGGATAACAGCATCAGCTAATTCTTCTTCGATTGAACCTTTAATGGTTTCGTTATATGCAACTTCGTAACCGCGCTCTTTGGGAATGTCAGAATCCAATCCTTGACAAATGCGGCTGTTAGCAATCTTCTTATTATACCGATCAACATTAGCACGCCTTCCTTTTCTATCTGCTTCCACAGCTTCCATCAGTTCAGAAATCACAAGGCAAAGAAAATGATTGTTACTTAGCTCTTGATCGTGAAACCCATGTTCACAAGCTGTTTTATATGCTTTGTCTCTTAATTCATTTAAATTCATTTTACTCATCCTTGTAATGCTTAAATATATCTATCCAATTCCTTTTCTAATAATTCTCCATCTATTTCAGGAAACAGCCTCAGAACTAAATCCAAAGATTTACAATAATTGTTACTGTATTCTTCAGTATCCATTAATCGAAGTACCATAGAACAAAAGATACTTTTTGTGTCTCTTAATTCGCCTTTCATCAGCAACTTTGATAGTTCGATAATTTGACTAGCAGGATTATGAAATTTTCCGTTTATATATTGAAAAATTATTCTTCCTTCAAATTGGCATATTTCACAATCTAATTCACAATCAATGTACTCTATTTTACTATCTATGAATTCACAATAAACACATTCAGTATTAGAAGCAAATAAAATTGCAAAATCATAGATATCATCACTATTACCTACAATTATTGAAGTAGATTCAAGAGTTTCCGAAACACCATTATTCCACTTTGCATCTTCAATCAGTTCCCTCACATATTCTTGAACTCTTGTGATGTTCTGCTCTATTAAATCTTTTTTACTCATAATTTCAATTCAATTAAGTTCGATTATTTTTTTGCAATATTCTCCCAAAAAGCAACGCCTTCAGGAGTACCATTAAAAGGGAATGAAATAGCTAGAAACCGATGAAAACAGCAATCAACATCTAACAAATTGTTCATCCGCTCTTCATTTGTCATTGAGAAGTCAGGACACTCAATATTAAATGTCTCATTTGCTCTTTCTGTATTATATTTCCATTGATTGAAAATACCTAGTCTTTCTAATTTTTCTATTTTTTCATTCCTCTTCATGTTGATTGACTTTTAATGCTTTACGTCTATAAAGGTAATCTTTATTGACAAGTTTAGCAAACAGAATCTTCGCCATTTTAACGCCATTTTACTCGGTCTTTTTCTTCAACAATTCAAGTATTATTCTCTCACTCTCTCTTAATCCATCAAGATAGCCTTTTGCATGTTCACCGGCATTATACACTATAAAAGAGAGGATCAACAAAAACAGTCCGAGCGAACGATGCCAGTATGGAAGTTGGACTGTGAACGGCTTGATTGTTATAGAAAAGTGTCCTACATATAGCAGGAACACAAACAAAATCACACATGAAATAATTGTTGTTTTCATATTAATCTGTAAATAAATTAAGTTGAGTTGTAAACTCGGGTTTATAAATTCTAAATTTACGGTTAAAGAAAGTCTCAAAGGCTGTTACAATTTCAGAGATGGTATTATCAGCAATTCCTAATAATTTATCATAGGCAACTATAAGAGATAAAGCCTTGTCAAGAGTCATTTTCTTCTCAATAAACAGGGAATACACCAAATATCTACGGGTATATTCCCCAGCCTTGAGTGACTCAACTTCTTCAGGAGTGGCCTTTCTCTTGTACAATACTTTATACCAATGTGTTTCAGCAGTACGAGCACGCTTTTGTCTCGGTAACAAGTCATAAAACACGGCAATTTCATTCTTTTGGATACACTTATGTTTTTTACGAACACCATACATCACATAAGGAGTGTTCCAATCAGGATGAGTCTTTCGATATTCAAGCTCCAGCTCTCGATCAATAAGATCTTGCTCAAAGTCTTGTTTCATTAACCATTCCTCGAACCAGGCAGCAAGTGCTTCTTCTCGATCATAATAATCTTTTCCATTTATACATAAGGGAATCATAATAACTATTTTTGTTGCATTTCACGTTTAAATCTTTCCTCTAAATCAAAAATGGTTTCTCCACTATTACGCCGATAGGACCTATCGGTATTTAACTGAAGTTCTTTCAGCTTTTTCCAATACCATGGAAGGTACAAATACATATTCTTCAACTCCTTCAAATTCTTGTTTCCACAACACCAGCAACTCACACGATCAAGTAGCTCATATAGCCTTACTCCATCCTCATGCCAAACAAAGCCTTTTGTGTAACAGTACTGGAGTGCATCTGCTTCAGTAATGCCCCAATCACGAAGTGGTAAAACCCGATTTGGTCGTTTTTCCTTTTCAAAGCGATGGGTCTCATCGGCAGCAATACCGACATAATCAATTCCGTCTTTTGTGTGAGCTTTCAATGCACGAAGTTTTTCACTCGTTCCCCACCGGCATGTTCCCCCACACCAACTATATCCTTTTTTATGGATAATATTGGTTCCTCTTTTTTTAACCGGCCTTTCAAACATTGTCCAAAGAAAAGGTTGCTCCGGATACAGTTCTGTATATTTAATACCAAGTTTTTTAAGAATTGGGAGAACAGCGTTACGAGTATTATAAATTGCCTGAAACTCCATACCAGTATCATAGAAAACGACCTCATCCAACTGATATCCTTTTTCTATTAGCATGAAAAGCATTGCTAAAGAATCCTTGCCAAAACTAACTGAAGCATAATATCTCATACAAGAAACTTATTATTAGGTGAGTCCTTTTTTTTGCTTTGCCCTCTCGCTATTAACCTGTGACATACACATACGGCACCATGACGATAAACACCGGTATTTCTTTCCATGCGAAGTAATCGTATTTGCGTAAAACCGATTGAGATAGAAATAGTGGCCGCAATGGGTACATTTTTTCATTTCTCTACCACCTGCATCAAACTTTCTGTTTCGTGGTTTACGACGAATAAGAGTACATCCCTTACAATAATTATCTTCACCGCGGTATCTCCTACAATGCGAAAGGGATTTTACTCCACATTTCGCAAATGCTTTGCAATCAACACGCACAAATGAATGTGTACTCATAGCCTTCGTTTATTTTGAAACTTATTTAACACACGAGAAATTACCTCCATATTATCAGTCATCATCCATTCTTTTGCAACGTTCCAAGCAAGACTCATAACTGGATTAAAATTATCTTTCCTTACCGTATGGTGAGATAAACGTCCTTCAGTTGGTTTCAAATTCTTATCATGTAAAATACATAACCCATTTTCAAAGAAAGCACAAAACTCTTTGCCAGCAACAGGTTGAATCATTGGAACTGCAACATTGATAACTCCTAAAAAGATACCGGCAGCCCAATTTGTCAGTTCCAATCTATCTGCATAACCTGCATCGATAATCCTTTCAATATCATCAGGAGTACCAAGACAAGGAGTATGACATTGTTGTTTACAAATACTACATGAACATTGAACAGGTACACGACCTGATGCCCTCATTACCCTTTGTAATGAGGATTCTCTTGACAACTCTCCCATAATTATTCAGTAATTGAATTTAAGATAACTTTCGCACGCTCTATACACCAACGATTGAGATATGCCTGCCAACAACCAATAGAGGGAGTCCATCTGAAAGTATTATTTTCTTTCAACTGTGACCGGATTTCCTTACTCGGAATACCGGCAAAAAATAACTGCAAACGGTTCTCTTTAGCATTCTCAACGACACGTACACCACTGATAGTGTATTCTTTATCTTCTGTCTCTTTTAGCTTTCTTGCTCGATCACGACGCTGCTTCGCATCCCGGATACGTGCATTATTATTAGAAAGCATATAAGAAGGAAAACCATACTCGCCATAACGGTCTGGCTTAGTTAGCTCGATAGCTTTATTCTCTGAAAAGCCTAAAGTTTGCAATTGCTCAACTTTCGCAATATCATTTAGCTTTTTACTTCTGACTATCTTATTAGCAGCTTTCATCATCCCTTGAGCTTTCTCTAACGCATCGACCTTTTCTTGCAATCTGTCTACTGCGTCATCATCTCCTAAATAAATGGAGTTATTATTTTCAGTAGCTTCCGCTTTCTGTTCAAAGTACTCTGCCTTCTTGGAAAGTTCAATACTTCTATCCATTTTGGCCCCTATTTTATCCCGGTATTTACGATCTGCTAATCCGTGCACAGGTTGTCCCATTGGAATAATACTTGCCATTTCTGACGATTGCCTGCAAGCTACATCTGCGGCTTCGTTACTTTTCCTTGCAAGTTCTCTGAATCTATCAGCTCTTGCTTCCTGCCTTTCTTTTCTGTTCATAATTCTTTGGTTTAATTTGGTTTGACTTTTATAAAATTGAAAGACCACAGCCTAAACCGTGGTCTTATCATTACTTCGACTTATCAGTAGGAAGCAAATCATCAAATAATCCGGGAACTCGCGGCTGTAACGCTTCAAATTCTTCCCGGAAAAACTCTTCTTTGGTCCTACCTTGCTTTTTCCCTTTCCTTGTATGTACATCAAAAGTATATACTGGGATGGCAATAGGATAACGTCTAACATCATCTATCCATTTTTCTATGTCGATATCCCTTCTATCATAAATAAAGTTCTGCAAATGATCTGCATCCCGGTTCTTTCTACATTCACAAAGAAGAATAACCGCTTTGCTGACAAATATCCTGCCTTTGGGGGCAGTAGCATTTTTATTTACCAGCTCATGACCTTGCCATAATGCTTCTATCTCTTTTGTTATGATACCGAAGCAATCCTCTGCACTAATGGTATATAAACGCTTCCACACATAGTCGCGGTATCCACTCGCCCATAATTCCAAGGCAAAAAAGCCGGCTACCCCGGTATCGGCTCGCCGGATCGCTTTTTGCATTGCAGAACTCACCTCGAAGAAATCATATCCGCAAACTGTTCTAATAATCATAATTCTAATTTAATGGTTTGACTTTTAATTGATTACATCAGTAAATTTAGCTAAAAAAGACGGATATAGCAAACAGAATGAACGCCATTTAAACGCCTTTTTACAGACTATTAGAACTTGAATTTGCAGGATATGTTATACTGTACAAGCTGCTTCGTCTTATCCTTTCCATTATTCGTCGCACTCTTGAGCTGGATACTATCACCGAAGTTCTTTTTAATGAAAAGAATAGATTTGCGCTCTTCTTCCTGATTCCTGATCGAAGCAAGACCACCAGCGTTCACAAATGTGCTCTTTTGCTCAAAATTATAACGCAGATCGGTTAAAATCTTACGCTCTTTGTACTTAATATAACAGGAAATCCAAAAATCTTCTTTTAAACGTATCTCTTCATTCCACCAAGTGTTCTTGTTATAGATTACTCCATAACTGCAACCGGTTATCATTTTAGACAGGGAAAGAAAGCCGGTTTCGTCATACATAACAGGAGATATCCGGGAAGTGAAACCAAACAAATGCACGTCCATCATACTAGCAATCTCAAATAGAGACTGAATAATATTGGTGATTCTATCCTTATCTTTCACCCGGCACGGTTCACCTTTTTCTGCATAGATCGCTTTACAGGCATGAACATCATCGTCGAGCATGAAGAGTTCGCCAAAATGTTTCGCCATCCAATTACGTTTAGGGATGAGGCCGATTACATCGTCCGGATGAGTAACTATTTCACATTCCGGGTTAAACTGCTGGTACAAGTCAGCTTGACTTTCAGCAACGCAAATGATAGGATCGTTCACCAACTTTTTAGCGAACACCCGGTCATGGCGCTTATGACTTGGTATTACTATTTTGCAGGGCATGGCGAACATCTTTTATGTCGATTACATTACTCTTACTTACTTTCCCGGTCTTGTACGACTTCATGTGCTGCATATCCAGCCTTTCACGAAGCCAATTACTATCTACCTCATTGCTTGAGGTTATGATAAACAACTCATGCTTTTCGTCGTATTTAGGAATAAGGGGGTAAATGGCTGTATCATCTGTGATGGCATCGAAGCGCTCTTTAAATTCATCCTCCTTCTTCTCCGGCCCGAACTCGATACCCCAGTCTTGGAGTTCTGCTTTATTCCATTCATTTTCCATAACGTCCAAATCATTCTCACCGAAATTGACGTTATCCTTTGTAGCATACTCTCTCAACTTCTTAACAGGGGTATCAGGTGCCAGGACCTTACATGGAAGCTCTTTGTAACCAAGCTCCTTACATGCACGCAAACGTAAATTGCCACAAACGACAATATACCGGCCATCATTATAGGGAAATATTATAAGTTCCCTAAGTTCAAGCATTTCAGGCGAATCCTGAATGCTTTTCTTCATCGCTTCAAAGCGATAGTCACGGAAAAAGCGCGGATTCTTCGGTAATCCCGTGAGCTGCCCTTTATTAAAATCAAGTAGGCAGACTTGAATTGTCTCTGTCATAACAAACTGCATTAAAATCAACAACACAAACAGTCAGTAGGCAAACTTGAATTGTCTCTACCATAACAAACTGCATTAAAATCAACAACACAAACAGTCAGTAACAACACCTTAATCACATCTTTCTGACTCATCAGAAAGCAAATCAATTGCTCTCTTAATTTCAGCCTCGATATCCTTACATCCGTAATGTTTTAGAAAAGCAACGGTAACTATTATAATATCAGCAGCTCTCTTTTTATATTCCGGATGGTCTTTTATATCGTCGCATGGTAATTCTGATAATTCATCAAACTTCCTCCAGGCAGCAGATATTTTTAAACTGAAAGCCTTTTTAGAAGTATTATCATTCAGATGAAAGCGGCGCTCTATAATCTTTAATATTTTAGGGGCCAACTTATTCAATGTTATCATAAATGATTAGGTTAAATTGTTAGACTAATAATAATCTCACACTGTTTGATGCAGGCTGGTCCCTTATATGGAATCTGTAAATAGTCCTTTTATACATACACATGATAATTAAAGTTTTTCTTGTAGCTTTTCCATCGCTTCAGTTGCACAAAGCAAAGCGTAATTACTATCAATGGAAATATACGTTTGAATTGTAAACCAAAAACCTAATATCCTAACTTGCAAGAAATAGGCAGTCTGGAAATTCTTTGCTTGAAATTGCCCTTCTAAACGCATATACTTAGAAATACTAAAGTAAGTAGCATCTACTTTTTTTATTCTTAATTTTTTCATTCTATACTTTTGGAGATGAATACGTTTTTCACTGGTCATAGGAATATTATCAAAACTCACAAAATTCATGGGAGTAGTAGCAAGAATACCTATTGGCATATTATTGGGATGCCCATTTTTAATAGGGAACATTTTCGGATTGCTCCTGTATGCCTCACGAGCCATTCTCATATTTTGGATCGCATGAATATGTATGACTTCCTCTCTGATATCTGATACATGAAACACAGGGAGATTACAAAATAAATTATGCAGTTTACAGGAAACTTCAATGACCTCTCTTTCTTTATCTGTCAACATGCAATTACTTATTTATAGGGTCCGTTGTATCCATATATTTCCTGTATTCCAGTTCTGTTTTAGCAAGGTTAATAAGAGTATTGACACCTTGAAAAACCTGTTTGGCCTGATTTACTTTATTAGGATCTTCTTTCACGTCCTTTATTTGTTGTAAAACCAAGTCTCTCATATCCTGTAAGATAGTAGGATTCACAGTAGATACCTTATTCAACCGTTCATTCGCTAACACAACAACTGTATTTGTTATCGCCCGGAAACGGTTCAACTTGGAAGCTAAATCAAACATACTAAAAACAAGTGTTTTACCATTGTTCAAGTATATTTCGACTTCGGTACCATCATCGCCAATACCATCGCAATAGCCTAATATGACTACTTCTTCATTCTGATAAAGGAATGCCTTGTTTACCATTTCCTTTAATCTATCTATTGCATTATCACTCATGATTCATTCTTTTTTGTTGCTTTATTAATTTGTCTATTCAAAACTCCTTTTAGCTTGATGAGGTACTGAACATCTTCAGGGTATCGGGCATACATTGAGTTTTGGGTTTTCATTTGTTCAGAACGACTAATCATGTATAGGTTCTCGATACAAATATTTTGCTTATCTCCATCTTTGAACTGAATATTGTAACCAGGAGGAATTTCTCCATTATGCTCAATCCATACAAGCCGGTGTTTAAGCTCAAAGACATTCGGTTCAGCAGTTTTCACTTCAATGTAACCGTCACGGGTTATGCGTTCATATCCAACCTCTTTATGATTCTTTGGGATACATCCCTTTTTGAAACGTGTAGCTTTCGTTTTTTCAATTTGAGCATCAGACATATATTCTGTTTGCTTACGTCCCTTATTCATTGGTTGATGTCCTTTGGGAAAGAAACTTTTAGAAGCACATTGGAATTTGAACTCTTTAGATTTAAAGAGTCGTAATTTGAACGCTATTCCATTTACGGCAGAATAAGTTGTACCTAATATCTGTGCTATTTCCTCATTAGTATGATTGGGATACAACTCTTTTAATTTTTCAACCCTCTCACTATTCCAAAATCCAGTTTTTGGAGAGCGCCTAAGCTTTCGATTCAAAGCCTTTGCTTTTACAGCAGTAAGTGTTTTGCAAAGGCGTTTGGCAAGCTCTTTCAAATCAGCAGTTGAATACTCGCTATCAAGTATAGCGAGTTGTTCATCAGTCCACGTTTTCATAAGCATATCAATAAAGAGAGGAAACCGTTAGGCTTCCTCTGTGTTATCGTTTTCAAGTTCTTTCAATCTCTCATTGAGTTTCTTTTGTTTCTTGTCGAAAGAAGTAGCGAGCTGCTTACCAAGTTCAGTGTAATCATCAGGATATTGTTCTGCAAAGAGAATGTTTTGGCATTTCTGCATATACGGATAGAACATCACATCATTGCTTGAAAGATTGTTAGCAATAAAAGCGCGATACCATTGATTACGATCAGCTTGGTTGTTCTTCACGTATTTAACAAAATCAGACTCTTTCTTATAAGTAGAAAGTTTTAGTGTTTCCAAATATTTACTACTACAATTCCGGAGAATCATTACATCGAACACAGTTTGTTCATCAACGGATAACTCTTTATTACGCTTATAATAGGGCTTTTCCTGTGCCCATTTTCTCATAGTTTCAGAACTCTTCTCGATTACCTTATCCTTAGCTTTCTTCAACTGTTCATTTATCTTCTCCCTTTCTATATCTTTAGGATCTGCAAGAGCTGAAGTACTGGAAGATAGCTCTTTTCTTATATAATAGTATTCTACATCAAATTCAGGACAATAATAATTCCACAATGATATACAACGATAAATCTCACCATCCTCAAGCATTTTTTGAGTACGCTCATCATTTTCAGCATACCAACACTTACCCTTAAATACTTCATCCGGATTTATCATTTCAAATCCAAGGCTTCTAACAGCTTCGAGTGTCTGTTCCAAGAAAGCTTTTCTCGAATCACTGCAATAAGTGTCAAGTTTAGTCTCCATTATAACAGTTTTCCCGAATGAAAGCGGTTCACCAGCTTTAACAAGGAACTCACTTTCAAGTTGAATTTTACGTATCAGATAAGCTATCTGTTTTTTTCTAAAGCAATCAGGATTGATGCATCTTGCATTTTTATTATTCATTTCATAGAATAGGCAACCGTGATTGACAGTGTTGTTCTCACATTGTGCGCATGGTTTAAATTCCCCGTTATCCCAATTATCTGCATTTTCTTCAATCCAATCAGCTTTATCAATTTCAAGAAAAGAACTGCCTACAAACCTTCGAATCATATCTGTACTGCACTGATTCGGATTCTCATTATGAAATTCCATTTGCGAGCTATCTTCTAATTTAGAAAGAATCATAGCACCGGATAATGGTATATCTCCATTTCTTACACGATCTTTCAGTTCCGGAATAAGACCATTTAGCTTTATACGATCAAAAACAAAGCGAGTAGACTTTCCGAATTTAAGAGCGATATCTTCCAAAGTCCGTCCTTTCTCAGTCAACTGTGCAAAAGCAAAAGCTTCTTCGATGGGATCAACATCTTTTCTTTGAAGATTCTCGGTAATCATTGCTTCAAAAGCCTCATCATCTGTCATCTCTCTGACAATGCAGGAAATTGTTTGAAATTGCTCGGACTTTTTCCGGTGGGCCTTGATTTTAGCAACATTCTCTTTATCTTCCTTTTCTTTCAATAATGATACAGCACGGAAACGACGCTCACCACAAACAATCTCATACGAACAAGGAATTGTTGTGACATCACCAGTTTCTAAGTCAGTCACATCTTCAGATTTGGCAACTCGAACAGTGATAGGCTGCAATAAGCCTTGTTTCTCAATATTACTTGCAAGCTCTTGAAGAGCTGCTTCATCAAAAGTCTTTCTCGGATTCAAAGGAGAAGGACTGATAAGGTCAATTCTAATGTTTTGTACTTCCATAATTTAATTATATTGGTTTGACTTCTAATTCATTACATCAGTAAATTTATCGTAAAATGACAAGTTATGCAAACAGAAACTTCGCCATTTTAACGCCATTTTCATGCGGGCTTATTACGTATTTGAATGAAGCCACGTTTTTCCGTTTCCCGAAGCAATTCCATATCTTCCTCACGGATATAACAATCCGTTTCACCATTAACAGTTGTGTGATTAGGAATACCAAAACGCTCCCGTATTCTTCTTTTCACTTCAGGAATATCTTCAAGTTTGATATGCCTAGTGTTCCAGTAAATTGTCACCTTCTGCTTCTTGTTTGCCATTTTCTCTTTTGTTTAGATAAGAGATTATTTCATTTGAGAGACTTAACGCTTTAGCAGCTTCTTCATCTCCTTGCCCAACTCTAAGTTTGAGTTCGTTCCGGTATTCTTCATACGACAAGCCACTTGTATAGTTCACTTCCTCCGACAAATTCTCTTTATGAAAATTCCATGACTGATTATCAGCAACAGCACAACGTTCTTTATTGTATTCACGAAGCCAACTCATGATGACCTGACCATCAATTCTATTATAGATATTGCCATATTTCATTTTCATTGCGTTCTTGAAACACAGTTTAAAATCATCAGTTTTCATATATGGATATTCTTCAATGATTAAATCTACTGTAGTAGCGACTTGTGTAGCCGACATTGGATTACCGACATTGAAAAACTCCAAGGCATCAGCTATCAATATGACCAACACTGCTCTGGCTTGCGGCTCACCAAACTTTCTTATAATAGTGCCAATAGAAGGTTCATCACTTTGAAATACATCTTCAACCTTCTTGGGGCATAGAGCTTTGCAATAGTTTTTCGGCGAGGTCCGTAAGACTGCTAACCGATTCTCTTCTTGTGGCCGCAGTATCAGTTCGTTTTCCATTGTAATTTCCTTCTAAAATTTTAGTAAAATTCGCAGACTTGAATATCCAGTCAAAAGTGCACCTCCAATTTTTATCGTTTTGTCCAAGCAAGAAAGGACTGTCTAAAACCAATTGGAACACATCGAATACAGCTTGCTTCCCGTATTGTGCGACACGTGCTTTAATAGCTTTCTTTCGTTTTGCATCTATGGACTTTATAGCAGGAAGTTTACCTTTAAACGTGGAATTAAAATAATCCATTAGCCCACCCCAATCAATCTTTTCCTCGGGGAACAAAGAAAGCTCGTCTTTCTTTGATTCTCCTTTAGGAGAAGTTTCTTTCTTTTTTAAATGAGAATCATTATCATCTACATAATCATTATCATATTCATTATCATTATCGGGTTTTGTGGGTTCTTTTGGGTTTCCAAATAACCCAGTGGGTTTTGTGGGTTCTTTGGGTTCTTTTGGGTTTTCACTTTTCGGACGTCCCCCCTTAGAACCATTGCTCTTATTCCTTTCCACAATAGACATATACTTTTCAGTATCCCTGTCTATATCTATCTTTATAAAGTTGAAAGCAATATTTGCCATAGGTTTCAACCCCCGAAGATTTCCCGTTGTCGCATACTCAATTATGCTTTCGTAAATCTCCAGCCTGACATCATCCGGCAAATCCTTGATTGCTTCTCTCCACCCTTTATAAAAGATGAATGAATTTCTTTCCATATTTTAAGGGATTGTACTCCGATTAGTAATAAAACTCACAGACCTTTTGCTTCCTTCAGTTTTTTCGCTTCTTCCTTGTAATGAGTAATCAGCTTTTCTAATTGAAAGTCACTAAATTGCTTAGAAACATTTTTCTTGGCTTCCAGGAGTAGCACATTTCGTTCACCATACTTGGCAACTAGACGTCTGCGATAATCCTGAATATTTCCTTCCATGAAGCGGTTACAATGTGAACATTGAGCATTGCAGTTCATTTCATCAAAGCGAGTACTCATGTGTTGGCGGTTGATGTAATGACCGCAATCTGCTTTATTGAAAGGCTTTATTTTACCACATGAAATACACTGAAAATATCCATTAGGCATCGTATCACGATAACGGATGAATAAACTAAATATTCTGTCTAGTTCATTGACAAGATCAGGTTTCTTCTTGACCTTAACACCTTCTACCTCGAAAAGAGGCTTTTTCTTTTCTTTCTTCTTGTAATTTCTCCACATGATAATTAAAATACTACATTGGTTAATTGACGGCCACGACTCATTATACACCATTTTCCCTTTTCAGGCTGTTCTATGCGTAACTCTTCAACACGCCCAAAGCGCCGGAAATTCCCACTCAAATCAACAACCCAACCCTCTTTACCTTGGCAGGGACGAATGACACGACCGACCATTTGATAATAGAGGGAAAGGGATTTGGTTGGACGTGCAAGAACAACCGTATCAAGCTCCGGGTAATCGAATCCGGTTGTAAGTACGCCGACATTAGCAACAACTTTTATTCTTCCATCTTTAAAACCTTTCAGAATTCGTGCCCTTTCTTCCTTTGGAGTAGAACCGCTAACGATCGCACAATTAGGAATTTCGGAAGCCAGTTTTTCAGCTTCACGAATAAACCTCGTGAATATTAAAATACCTTTGCGTGGTATGCCCGATTTGGGGTTCAACAGACGTTTTGTCCATCCAACTATATCTTTGTATATGTCCACACGTTCAAACTCTTGCAGAAGACTTTTTTCATCGTAATCTGCACCAGTAGAATTAGTCCTGACTCTACTTAAATCCAACTTTGTAATATCATAGTATTTCAAACTTGCGAGAAATCCTTTAGCAAGTAGTTCACTCACCTGACAGTGATAAATAACATCAGTGAAAACCTTTGGCCGGGTACGAGTTATAAATTTAAGCATAGCACCACCTCTTCCTGAACATAATCTGTAAGGAGTCGCTGTCAGCCCAATAACTTTCCTTTGCTCATCTTCAAAGAATTCCTTATACATTCCTTTCTCCGGATTCACTAAATGACATTCATCAATCAGAACGTGCTTGAAATGTTTGAAGAAACTCATGTGTTTCATCACACTACCAATCATAGCGAACGTAATACGATTGATATCCTTTCTTCCGGCAGAAGCTGAATAAACTCCACAATCGAATATGCCGTATGATTGAAGTTTCGCAAAATTTTGTTCGAGTATTTCCTTGCTAGGCTGGAACACTATCAGCGGCCCGTCTATCCGTGCAGCTATATTGGCAATGACAAGGGACTTCCCGGCACCAGTGGGAAGAACTATCACGTAGTTTTTCTTTTCCTTGGATTTAAAAACGCTGACCGCTGCATCACTAGCACTTTTTTGGTAGTCTCTTAACTGGTATGTCATAATTTGATGTGATATTTATGAACTTTCGAATGACAGTCACCACAAAGGGTAACGAGACAATCAAGATGTTCAAGTTCATGACCAACGATTGATTTTCCGTTAACCTTGTATGTTTTGTGGTGAATCTCTAAATTGAAGTCTTTACCGCACATCTGGCATTTATGTCCGTCCCTAATACGAATTTTACGCTTGGCTTCTTCCCAATCTGGATTATTCACAAGTCGCTTCACATAGTTGGACTTCCTGCCTTTTTT